CCCGTCTGGAAAAGAAATCGATCCCGGAAATCGATCCCGAAAAAATGAGTCGTGTTGCATCACCGAATGACAGACCTTAGGCCAGATAACGTCTGCCAAAAATCCTTGGTCAGATGTCTTCGCCCGGTTTTCTCCGTTACGTAGCCAATTCACACAACTGTCGAACATCGGCAGCTTCAATTTCCTTTTCCACCCCCAGGTGCCGCCCATGATGGGGCTGTCATGCGCCGGGTAATCCCGCATGACGTGAAAAAGTTTGTCGGACTTCAACCACTGATCCACAGCACGAGTTTCTCGCTCAGTGAATCGAGAGTCAGCGTCCCGGACCAGAACCACATCAGCGTTCGGTTTTTCCACCGCAATAAATCTCCACATTTTCAGATTCGAAATACGGTCGGGGTTCATGTAGCTGATTCGAGCGCCCAAATCTTTTAGCCTCGAAATATAGTCCTTCGAAAACTTGGGGGCGACATAAAAAACCGCCGTGAAGTCGGGATAAAATCGTTTGATTTGCTCCGCATTTCGTACAGCGCCCTCCAAATATTTTGGATTCTGACCGAAGAGAGAAAATGAAATATAGTTCATCAGAACGGCCTCATTTTTTCGATCCATGCCCACTTCGGCCAATGCCCGGAGCGTTTCATGTTATAGCCATAATGGACCAACGGTGCCGTTTTCCAATCGTTGTGCTCCTTCATGTAAATCGCCTGGACGTTACTCACTTTTTTGGCCCACTCCGGTTTGTAGTGCGTTTTATTTTCAAACATCCGGACCAACATACTCAAGTCCGAACAATGCAGCAATTTCGCCTTCGGGTTCCAATCGTGTTGCGGGTGCGGAACCCAATTCAAAAAAAGGTCACAAAAATAGGAGTAATGCTCTCTTGTTCCAGTCACCACGCCCAAACTTATCGTGTCGTGTGGAGTATAGTCACAGAAAAACAACATTTCGTCTTTGCTGGGGGCTATCGGAGGGAATCCGTAATTGATGACATCGTAATCTGTCATCGTTCCACCTCCCCCGCCAGTTTCTTGCGCAGACATCGCGAGCCAACGAAGAAAACAGGCGGTCTCATATTCGTGGCCATACTCAGTCGGCAATTTCCAGACCGATTTTCGGAATTCATCGTAGCGAGGACTGAGCATCGCATCTCCCTCGTTAAGAACAATAGGCTCCCACCCAGCTTTTGACCAGCTTCTCGCCCAAATATCGATAAGACGCTCCTGGGAGTCTCTATCATAAAGTCCGATGGGAGTGTAATACGTGTAAACTCTCACATTAAATACTTTCGGCAGAGCTTGAAACCCGAATCGCCTTTGATTCCGTGCTGCCAAATAATTTTGTCTCGGACTCCCTCCAAAAACATCTCTTCAGTTATGGGAGTCCTCCACCAACTCCGAATTTGCGGGATATTTGCCCATCCTCGGGCCTTGAATTTAGGGGCAAGTATCCAATCCCATCCGGACCGTGAATTTACTCCCCCACCAGACTGAAAAAGCCACTTCAGAAACGCTAAATCGCCGCTGAGAAGACAATTTCCATTGATGTGACCGGTTCCTTTGTCATCCGGACCGTTCGCGAGCCATGCGCCCGCCTGACAAACCGGTTTTGGCTTGTTTACTGTGTCCCATGCGTCACGTAATGCCTGAATCCAGTCCTTACGCATCGGAATCCCGTCCGCTTCCACACAAAAAATCGCTTTGTAGCCCGGAATCTGACCTGCTTGCTTCTTGTGATAGAGCCAACCGAGTGTTCCGAATAGCAGGTCATTGCACCCATGTGGCCAACCGGTGCCGCGACCCTTAGAAACGTGAGAAAAAGTGTTGAATTTTCGGGAAACATGCTTGATTGTTGCCGGATCATGCTGTGTGTCGAACCTGGAGACAAACAAAAAGTCCGCAATGTCGCAATGCTTCGGTTCCAGGTCCGCTAAAAGCCTCGCAAGCTGTAACGCTTCGCGTTTGTCACCGTTCCAGAATTGGAGAGCAATAAGGATTTTGCTGGTCGGTATGATTTTCACGCAATTTTCTTCGGTGCGGTGTTGCGCGGACCATAACAACAATGCCCAATATGCCCACAAATCAACCCTAAATCTACGAAGACTTCATGCCCGGCTTCCACCGCTCTACGGCACAGTTGTACATCTTCGCCAATACCCAACGGAGACGAATGTTTTGTCTTGTTTAACAAAGCATCTAACTGCTCATATGCTCTCATTGCTTTCTGACCGTCCATAACTCCCGCAGAAAGCATGCTGTGGACTTGTCGTAGCCCTTCCATTAAATGTGTTTCACTCGATGTGAACCATTGCCCTCCCTTTCCGTCCGGACCACGAGCTAGAAGAGGAAAACGTTTTTCGATGTCTTCAAAAACTTTCCGATGAATCAAAATACACCCGGTCCCCACCCAGCCAGCAGAAACCAATTCATCGTGTGGCCCTTTTCGGGCATACTCTGCTGCTTTCGGATTTGAAGCTCCTAGACCAAACACAGGGGGTCCGTTAGGATGACGCCCAAAATATAAAGCCCCTACTACAGATTTTTTATGTGACATTAGCCTATCAATAGCGTTGAATGACGCAAATGGTTCTGGGTAAAAATCCCATCCCGTATAAGTCTTAAACCACTTAGAATTCCCAAATCCTACTAACATATCGTCATCCACCATTAGTATGTATTCATGGTCGGTTTTCAAAAATTCATCAACACAATGGTTTCTGGAATGGGCACAAAACGCATCCCCGAACACGGTCATAGAGGATGTTCTGCGCTTATCTACTAATTGCGCTACACAAAAAGCAGTAATAGGATGGACTTGTTTTTGCCAAGGGAGAGCGATCATCACTTTAGGAGAATAAGTAATGATAGATTTTGGGGGCGGAACTGGTATGGCGGGCAATCCCGCTGTTTTGATGTCGAACAGCAGGTCACTCACAGGCTTTACCCTCCTTTCGTCTCGCCCACCAAAGCCGAATAGAATTCGATTTCTTTTCTTTGGTTTCGGGGGAGTCTTTTCTACTGGAACTAGCCAATCCGATTTTTCGTTTAGTTTCTTCTGAATGGGTCTTGCCAAACATAGGGTGATTTTCCCCTCCCTGACTTATCTTTTGTTTCGCTATGGACTCCGGGGACCGCTTCTTACCTAAATGCGAGTCCGCCAGCTTTTTTATAGTTTCTGGAGAGGCTTTCTTTCCCTTGTTCCAAGGAGATTTTCCTGTCCAGTGATGATCCGGACCTCTCCCAACAAAACAATTTCCTTTTATGCGGATGCCTTGTTCTGGATTTTTATATCCGCGCCTTCCCCGATTCCAGCAAGGTTTTCCGAACATAGGATTCTTCTCTCCCCTCTTACACTCACTCATTTTTTGACGGGTTCTATCTGTGGGATACCACCCGTCTCCCCCGAAGGTTCCGTTAGTAAGATTACATCCTTCTTCAGAGTAGAACTGGATATACGCTATTTCCCAAGATTGCCATTCCGTCATCGGGACTTCATCAATAACTTCCAATACCGGCTTTAATCCCAAGGATAGTAGAGATTTTATCCAACAAGTCCTATGATTGTTGTTCCTATCAACCAGATGTGTTCTGGCTCTTTTTATCGGATTGTCCGTTTTGCCGACATATCGAACTTCTCCGGTTGTCGGGTCTTTCAAAACGTAAATAAAAGTTGTGTCTCTCACGAACTAAATGATATCGTATTTGGTTCTGAACACAACTTCTATTTTCAAGCTGTGGCCGATGCTTTGGCGCGTTTCTCCATCATGTCCTTCATCAAGTCGTCGAGAGCCTGCGTCGCTGGCTTCGTGAAAAGGTCTTTGTCATCCGTCTTAGCCGGGGCAACTCGGTCGGTTGGCGCGGCATTCTCGCGCAGGCGCGAGGAAGACGCTCCCTTGATTTTCGCAAGAGTCGCCGTTGCTTCTGCGAGTGCTTTCTTGTCTGCTTCCCACGCCTTTTTGTCGGCGTCGTGAAGTTTCTGAACATACACCAACTGCGCCATGCCCGCGATCATCATTGCGCGAATCTCAGGGGTGTCGTCGTTCAGTGCGCCCATCAGTTCACCCTTGAGTTGGTTAATAAAAGCGTTGTGGTCTTCCACAGCTTTCTTCGTCGCTGCGTCCGCCTTCGGATCGAGCGGTTTTTCGCGCATCCATGTCAGCGATTTGTCGATGTAATTCGTGAGGTGTTGCTGAGTCGCTTTGGTGTGCTCAGTCCTGGCGGTCTCGAATTGCTTCTGACGCTCACCCAGGTATTGCTGAATGTTTTCCTTGGACGCCTTGACCGCTTGCGCCTTGTTGAACTTTGCCATTTCAATGTCGGCGATTTTCGACTCAATAATTCGCTGAAGTGTCGGGTCCTTGAGGCCGTCGAAAATCTTGTCCCATTTAATCATCTCCGGTCCGCCGTGTTTCTTTATGGTCTCAATCAACGCCGGATTCACGTTCGGGTTCTGCGAAAGCTGCGAATAAATGAATTCGCGAGTCTGCTCAATGCCCTTGTCGAATTCCTTGAACTTCGGGTCGGCGTCCACGTCGAGCTTCGCACGCCACTCGCGCAGTTCCTTGATTTCCTTTTCCGTCTCGGGCGGCAGGGGGTTCTTGAGTTTCTCGTCTCGTTCCGCGATTTCTTTACGGAGTTTCTCAATCTCGGCATCTCGCTCGGAAATATCCTTAGCGGCACGAATTTTGATTGAGTTGAATGCCTCGCTGGATTTCGGACTAGCGTTCGGCGGAAGTTTCGGGGCGTCCTTGAAAAATGCTTCCGCTCGCTCCTGGTCGGCTTTCAGGTCCGCCGCTGCTTTTGCCGCCGCTTCGTCGGCTTTCGCTTTCTCTTCCGGGGTTGGCGTCGTCACTTCCGGGGTGACTTCCGGGGTAACGTCCTCGGGCGGGTTTTCTTTCTCCTTCGCCTGTGCCTCCGCGAGCTTGTCGAGTGCAGACGAAGAATCCGCCAAGTCTTCGGGGGCTGCGGCGGTTGTTCGGCCAGCGGCGTCCTGCTCTGCCAACTTACGGGCGACTTCAGCGTTGTGTGCCGTTGCGTCGGTTGAAGCGTCCAGGACCGGTTCGATGATTAAGTTTTCTGAGGGCATATATTACTGGGGTGCGGGGGTTGATGTTACGATTTTCTGACCATCATTCCATGCAGAATCGTCTAGCAAACTAGGGTATTCGTTGGCTTCTGATTTGATTTCAGGCGGGGGATTCGCAAGAGTCATTAACTCACGGAGCGCGGATTGAAAACCACGAAGTTCTCCGTTTCTAACCAAAATCCGGTTCGTGTCGCCGTCAGCAAAAAGTATCGGGGCGGACTCGGCGAGTTTCGGCAAAAGCCGGGACCCGGATCGTGTGATTAAAAACTTGCGGAGGTTATCAGTGTCTTCGCTGGACCAATCCAGCAGATCGGGGGTATTTTCTGACATAGGGGGTTACTCTCATTGAGGTTGGACTGGTATCGGAACTACGTTGGGAGGTGGTTGGCCCGCTGCAATAAGCCGATTCTCTGCGTCATGTTGTTGAGACGCTGCTGCCGTTTGTTGTGCTTGTTGGTCGAGCATTTTCAATTTCGCGAGCGCGGGTCCGGCGGCTTTCAAAAACTCTTCTATCGGTTTCAATTGTTCTTTTGGAACGCCCTGTTCCTGCGCCCGAGAAAAATGCTCACTGATATGGGCTATCGTGACTTCCAACGTTTGTGTGTCTGTTTGGCCTTGCATTACCGCAGCGCCGACCTGTTCGGCAAATGGCATCAGGGTTTGAAGATGAATGACGTGGTTATCTCGGGGCGAGACAGGGACGGCCTCCCCATTTTTCAAAAGATTTGTTTCCAATTGCTGTTGCCGATGTTGTTCAGCATCTACCGTAGGGTCGTTGTCGGGCAATAAAACCCTATCCACAAAATCTGCGCCTACGCGGGCGGTGCCGTCCTCGACTTCGAGCGCCCGCTGGTTGTAAAGCGGGTTGCCTTTTTTCTCGTTCGAAAATTGCGCAATCATTTGCCGTTCCATCGGCGTCAGGTCGCGAACCGTCCCGGCGACTGGCTGCATCGCAAGTTCATCCAGTTCTTCCCTCGTCATTATTTTCAGCAATTCTTTTTGCGCGTCTTGGGCATCTTTTTCCGTAGTGTCTTTAGAACAGATTCGCCGTTGCATTAGCTGAATCAAGCCGGTGAACTGCTCAAGAAAACGGTTGATGCGGGCGTCCTTGCCCTCTTCCTCACGGGACGTGAGAACGTTCCATGCGGCAGGAGAACGAAGCGCATCGCCGGTTCCCTGAATCTGCGGCGGCGAAACGTTGCCTACCAGTTCGTCAGCGATTGTGCGGAGATATGCGTCGAGCCGAAGCTGCGAATCGATATTGCCGTCAATTCGTTGCTCCAGGATTTGCCATCCGTTCGGAAAAATACAGGTCATTCCGACCACCGACATTTTGAAGGTATGAATCCGTTTGATGTCGCCCTGAATCGGGATTTTCCCGGAGAGAATAGATCGGTCAACGATTTCGTTCCGGGTTCTGTCGATCATGCCCGCGAGTTCATATAAATCGCGGCCAATGCCTTTCGATCCATGAACAGTGCCGTTACCTTTCTGATAAGTGAACAGCGCGAGGACATCTTCGAAAGAATCGAAGCGATCATCGCGCTCGAAAATAAGATCAAGACCGGGACCTGCGAGTTGGTAGTGCGAAACTTTGCCGGTGACTTCTTTGACGAGTAAATGATAAATGACAATCACGTTGGCCGCAGCCATGTAGCTCGCGCCGATGGTCAGTTCGCGAATTGCGTTTTGATACCACATTTCGAGCGTTCCGCCGACATTGAGACGATCCCGGAGTTGTTGCGGAGACGCGATGTTAATGTTGTCGATTGTTTTCTGCAAGTCATATCCTGCGAGTTTCGCCTCTTCGCGATCCTTGATTTTTGCGAATAGCTCGTGAGGATACGCTACCTCTTTCAATACAGCCAATTGGAAAAAAGGAACAAAAGATTTTGTGCCGTCCGGAAGAAAAGCTTCATCAAATTTGAAGTGTATTGGTAGCCACGAGAATTCGTCAAGACATCCTACGATAGAATTTCCATAAATAGCGTTATTGAAAACAATGTCGTCGAGAAGAGTTCGCCATCCCTGACGACCGCGAATGATTTGCGTAATTTTCTCGCGAAACTTTTCTGTTTTCTCCGTAGGATTTTCCCACTTGTTTGACAGTGAAGAGTGGGTCAGATATTTCAGGCCCTCCACTGCCAGAGAAAACCTCGGGGCAATTTTTTCGACAAGAGACGGCAACGGCTTGGTCGTGAAGTTGGATTTCCAACCGAGACCCTCAGATTCCAGCTGGTAACTATTGAAAGGCCGTTCCGCGTTGATTTTCGCGGCGATACGAGAGGCGACAATTGACCGGTTCCTTCCTGCGGCGATTATCGTTTTAACCACGTCCCGCGCCATCCCTGCGTCTTTGATAGACCTTTGCTGTGGTTTTCCAGCAGAAGAAATATCCGGGGATTGTTCAAGAGACCCAGGATAATTTCTATCCGAGGGAACCCCGTCTGCAAAAGTGGTGTTAATATAATCAGGCATAGCGATCACTCTTCTTCAGATTGTCAATGGCCCACAATGGTTGAAGATTTGTGTAATGGAAACAAATTTGTTGATGGCCCGGATTAGCGAGATTGAAACTGGCACAAGGTCGAATATGATCTACGTGCCATTCACCATAATTCTCCCAAGTCATCCCGGGTTGAAACTGTGCTTGCAGATGGCCCCTAAGAAATTCAGCAGAACAACCTAAAAGTTGACGAGTGGATTGTGATTTATCTATCCCCATCAACGCACGACGAATTCGAACTCTCTGATACTCGGCGATTTTAACAGATGGGTCTTCTGCCATTCGTTTCTTTTTATTACGTTGACTTAAATATGAATGTCTTTGTTTATTTCTCTTTCTCCAATCTGCATTTGAAGCAAGGATCGATTCCTTTTTTTCCTGGTATCTTTTTTTATGATATGTTTGAACTTGCGTTAAATGAGCTATGTAATGGGCTTTTAAATGATCTTTACACTTATCAGGATTTTTTTGTTTCCATTCTGTCGTCGCTTCGAACACACACTTTCTACAACGAGACGAAAGCCCGGATTTTTTGGATTTATCCGGGTAAAATTCTTGAGATGCTTTTTCAATCTCGCATCTACTACAAATCTTAGTATCCATTTTTACTTATCAATAGTGACGCGCTTTTGCTTCACGCGCAACCAGAATCCTTTCGGGCATTTCTCGCTGGCGACAAGGGTCTTGGCGGCGATAAAACACGAGCAGACTTTACACTGGTCGTTGTCTTCATCGAAAAATTCGCAGTTGTAACAAACAGCCTTCCGGTCAAGCTCCGTGTCTTCGTCCACTAGCACCCGGTAGCCCCGCAGTGACCACCAGAACGCCCGGAGTGAAGCCAGAAAAGCGTTAACCGGTGTTTTCAGCCGAAAAATCATGTGATTGTCCGTTTGCGCCAGCAATTGTCTGGAAGTTGTTTATTATCAACGGTTATTTCGTCGAGATGCACCGCTGTCGGCAAATCCGTTCCAAGTATCTGGCATCCAGTCATTAACAGACCCGCGTATTCCGGACGACCGTCGATTACTTCGCGCCTAAGTTGCTTGATTGCAGACCTGCACGAACCGCAGCCCTCATCGAGTCCCTGTTTAAACGGGCAGTTTAGGCAAGTGCCTGCACGTCGCAGGTAAGTCTCATTGTCCACCAGGGGCAACTGACCCTCGCGCACCCGGCGTTTCTTTAGCTCATTGAACCACTGGAAAATACGTCCCTTGAGCGAAACGATTTTTAGCTGCGCCTCGGTGACCCCGTTGCTCTCGACGCAGTGCCCGGGATTGTTCGCGCACGCCTGCGCCATAACTTCCTCGGTCGGATTTCCGGGCGCGATCCCATTCCGCTTTCGGTATGACGCAACCCTTGCTGCTACGCCGCCCCAGTTGCTGCCGACAAAAGTCACGCCCGTTGACGGGTCTTTGAATTTGAAACCAGTGGAAGGATAGAGATTCGGATTGATTTTTTTCACAGGATCGCTTCCTCCCAGTCGCGGTCACGAATCGGTCGGTTTCCGTCATCGAGGAACTGCGTTGAGTTACTCACGTCGATTCGGGCACCCCCGCGCAAGAAAATCTCATCTTCCCAACCGTCGAAATCGTCTTCGCCCGGCATGTTGCTCGCCTCGTCGAGTTTCATCGAGAGTGTCACGCCGGAACCCTTGCGGGCGGCATGAACGAAAAGCGTTAGCGAGTCCGCTTCGTCGGGGGATTGAAAACCTCGGGAGAGATAATCGCGTTTCGATTCGACTCTGGTCTTTGCACCCACTGATCGAAACTTTCGTTGAGTAAGTTGTTGAGAAAGTTTGGTCATGTCTAACTCTGGGTTAATCAGGAAGTAAGAAAATTCGCCCCAAGATTTTAAAGCAAACCATAGTTCTGATGCCATGCGCTCGAATTCTTCATTACACGGTTTGCTGTCTTCAACCATTATTTTATCTTTACTCGCGCCCTCAGAGTAATTGACGTCATGTAGGGAAGGAGACCACTCACTTTTTAAAAGATCGGCAACTCCTGCTCCACCGCCTGTCCTATCGCACGCAAAGAACTCTCCTTTAATTCCGGCTTTTCGACAGAGAGACACGAGTTGATCTCGCATTTTGGATGTGTCTCCTTTTGGGAGGATGAACTGTTTGTTGGCTTGCAGCCCCCATCTGATAATTGAGCGTCCTGATTTATCTTTGAACATGAACTTTCTTCCGAGAGGATGCTCCAAAGAAGGGGGAAAGGAAATTCCAACTGCACGCCCCCACGATCCGATAGTGAATACAGCATTTGCTGACCCTTCAAGTGCCAAATCCGCAGACCCGACGGGTGTTGGGGGTTCATAATATAAAAAAGTTCCTTTCATTTTGGCTAACATTGCCGGTTGAATAATAGTAAGTTCTATCCCCGATGGCGGAAAAGCTCCCCGACCCATCGTATAATATCCCGCGCTACTGCGGCCCCCCGCATTTCGAGCTATCGCTTCCAATCCAGATCGAGTTTGTAATCCCGGGTAAACGATTTTTCCCTGAGTAACATTTTCAGACTTCTCTCCATCCAAACGAATAACATCCCATCCTCGGGCAGATTTCCATTTATAGTGCTTGTCTGGATCAAAAGAGTCCCATCCAAAGGGCGGTTCTGCCCTTTTCCCAACCTCTCCAGATTGATTAGACGGATTAAAAGCTCCAAAAACCTTGAATCCTCCTACATCCCCTTCGAACTGAATATTGGAAAGTATGTTGTCCAAGTCGCTCCAAAGACCTCCGGGCACGTTTTCTATTTCATCGACAAATAAAAATAGCCGGGAAAGGGGGCCGAACACTGGATGTGGCTCTGGCCTGCTCCTTCGTTTAACGCCTTGTAATCTTCCTGCTTTTCGGACACTGCCAACCGGAATGACAATTCCCTTTAGGCTAGATAACTGATCCCGGCGAGAAAGACCTAAAAATAAATCCCCGACTTCTCCCATCAAAGGAAGCTTGGATGTCTTATGTAACCCGGTGATATGAGAAAAAAGATTGGCAGACAGATGATCTTCTGATGGCCCGATAACTCGAATGGTGGTATATTGCGGATCGCGGATATATTCCAAAAGTAGCCGAACCCCGCATGAATAGGATTTGCTTAGACTTGCCCCGCCCATAATCAATCCCTGATTGGACCTGTCAAACAAATCCCAAACATCTTTAGTGCATTGAGGCTCTGGAGTAAACTGGGTTGGCGTCCACAACATCTGCGCGGCCTCTTCCATTCCCCCGGAGTTCAAACAATAGTGCAAGAAATGCAATAAGACCGGGTGATAGTCTGCTGGGTCATCTTCGAGTCTGACTTTCAAAGCACAAACATCTTTAATTACTTTGGCCGCATCAAAAAGCTTTTCTTTATGGATAAGCTCTGCCACACTTTTGGCCAAATCTTTTTCTTGGGGGCTGGTTAACATTGGAAATTAGTTCTGGCGGATTCTCCAAAATATAGCCGGGAAACCCAATCATACACAATTGCCGCATCTTCTTCAGAATCATGTCGCCCCAAGTCTAGTTTTTTACCTTGGACAGTTATTCGAGAGGTCCATATTTTATCTCGTTTGTGCCAATATACCCCAACAAATTTACTAGAAGTGTTTTCCCGTCTCTTCAATCCTGTCTGAACAATTGTCCGATTAGCACAAATCTCGGGAGTTAGTTTTCTTCCTTTCAGTGCCACACTAATCTTTTGTCGAACTTCGGGTCCTATGCTTTTCCCTATATGCCCTTTACTAATCTTTTTTCTGACCTCTTCCGGTCTCGGCTTTCCAAACATCGGGTTGTCTTTTCCAAACATGGGTATTGCGCTTTCTCCCCCGGGAGTCCCGTTGACAAGCTTCGCTCCAGATTCTTTAAAATATTCGATCCAGGCGACTTCCCATTGCTGCCAATGTTCGATTGGAACTTCGTCAAGAATCTCAAGTTCTGGTTTAGTTCCTCGATTTAACAAAGACCGAATCCAGGATGTCTTCCTATTAATCCTAACAAATGCCGAAGATAAGTGCTTTCTAAAACGCATTTGAACGTTATAGGATTTCCCCACATACCGAATCTCTCCGGTATCCGGCTCCTTAAGGGCGTAGATAAAAACTGTCTTGTTCACAAACTTTAAATCTCAGACTTCAAATTAAAGGTTGAGCGATCTCCCGCACGCAAGGATTTCTTCCTCGGTCGCGCCCGGAAAAGAAACAACCGGTTGAATCTGCCAGCCGGGTTCTCGGAAAAATTCCCACGCGATGTCCCGTGCTTTCGGAGTGCTGCGGGGGTTCCTGGACGAAAAGTTTATCCAGTCACACGGAATTTCAAGACCCGGGGCTACCTCGTCACCTATCAACAGCCGGGGCGTCCATCCGCGAGCGGACCAGGAGCGGACCCAGAGCCGGATTACGCCGGGGCGGTTTTCATCGAAACGTGTGTAAATCTTCACTGTGTAAATGGTAGCGGGGGTGGGAGTTGAACCCACGTAGCCGACCTTATGAGGGTCGGTTGAATCCGATCTCCCCGCAGTAATCAACAGTGACGCGAAAAAGGTGGGACCGCTACCTAAAAATGAAGAGGCCCGGCAAGGATTGTTACTCCCTGGCGGGCCTTATATGTGCGGGACTTTCCCCGTGGTCTATCCCAGTTTCTATTCCGCAGGCTCCGAAACCAAGATCGGAGCGGGACCCTGCGGCTGCACTGCGTCATCTACCCGGCGATGAACCGGACGCAGATCGAAAGGTAGAGCCGAGCAGGATTCGAGACCTGCGTTTCCAGTTGTTCAAACTGGTGTCCTCGATTAGACGACCGGCCCATAAAATTTACCGGCCCTTCTCTCGGTCCTTCGGGTGACCGTTCTTGTATCTCGGGTCTGCGCCGTTGGCGATCCGGGCCAGCCGAAGTTGACAGTCTTCCCGATGTTTTTGCAGCAAGTCGTTCACGACTCCTACACCTTTTTCCGAAACTAAAGCTCTGAAGGCTCCATCCATCTGTTTCCTTTTGGTTAATTGTTATACCGAGACCATACAATTTTGTATAGAAAAGTCAAGCCGAATTATTTCCTGTCTGCGTTGCTGGCCTTTTGACATCTTAGCTCGTATTTCCTCAGACGCCGAATGTTTTCCAATCCCGGACTTGGATATTTTCAATCTTGTCTCCAACGAATGCGTCTTTCCCAGTTTCGCCAAAGAAATTTTGCGGCCCGTTTCAGCAGATATTACTCGGCCTTTTCTTTTCTCTGACAGTTTCCTACGGGTCTCGTCCGATACTACTCGTCCTGTCCAAGAAAGAGATATTTTTTTCTTGTGTTCTTCAGAAAACACACGCCCTGTTAAAGCTTTCGAAATCTTTTGGCACGATTCAGTAGTATGCCTATGGCCATTGGTTCCTTCTCCCCCTAATGTCGTGTTTACTAAATCGAATCCACAATCTTTGTAAAATTGAATGTAAGCGACTTCCCACGATTTCCATTCCGGGATAGATACTTCATCCACAATCTCCACAACTGGACGATTGCCAGAGGCCATCAATTTTTTAATCCAGTTTGTCCGCCTGTTTATTCCTTTATCCATTAAATGCCGTCGCAAACGAAGGTCTGGATCATCCGCTTTTCCCACATACCGAATTTCCTCGGTGGTCGGGTCTTTCAAAACATAAATGAATGTCGTGCTTCTCACACTTTTATTTTCCCGGATGCGATACTTTTCCTAATATGTAATACCATGAACCGATTGAAGGGCTTGCCATTCCGCAGAGTGAAGCCCGCACTGTTCAACATGCGCATCCGGGTGTTATCGCTGATTCCCTGGAACACCGGGCTGTTGAAAATTTCCACTATAGGCTTTTCATCCGGGTAAAACCCGTAAGGCTTATTCCCCTCGCAGCGTTGACCGGATGCCCGAATTCGCTCTCTGGCTTTACGGGTCTTCATCACAATCTCGGCTTTTTGCCATTGAGAAAGCGCCCCCAACACCTGCCTAATTAATGTCTGAGTCGGGTCTGCCGTATCGGATGCTAAATCAACCAGTTCCCCTCGGTCCGCCGAATATACGACAATATTTCTTTTCCTGCACTCGGCTAAAAGAATTTCTGATACCATCAGATCGCGAGCAAGACGATCCGCCCGTTCTACAACAATCCCATCCACTTCTCTCCCATTAACGCGAAGACACTCAATCTCTTCGAGCAATTCCGAAAATGCGGGCCTAGACATAGCCTCTACTCCCCCGCTAACACCAGCTTCAAACTTTTCCCCCAACAATTGTAAATTTCGGGACTTGCAGAAAAAACGGATCGAATCAATTTGACGGTCCCTTCCGTCCCCCTCAATCTGTCCTTTGCCAGATACTCGTGTGTATGCAAAAACGTTTTTCATACAGATACCATACACTGATAGATTGATTCGTCAAGGGTTTGTATCGATCTTCTTTTCGTCTGCGCTTCTCGCATTCTTGAAAACTATCAGAACGTCGCTCAAGGCACAACTTTTAAATTTCGATTCCGTCTTCCCAGATCGCGAAGACCAACTGTGACAATAGGATAGGCATGAAAAAATAAATCGTGCCGCTGGCCAGAAGAAAAGCCAGCAGCATGGGCGAGGAACAGAACGCTCCGATTACGCTGCGACTGCCAGGAGCGACTTTAGCAAAGTGCTGAACGGAGCGTCTCGTAAATCCTCCAGGTAAGCAATCTGGGATGGATAACCGAAAGCCGCATGCAGAGTGCTCAAGTCATGGGCGACCCGATCATCAAGCGGTTTTTCATATTCGCCTCGCTGATAATCAATAAGTCCCTGAATCAAAGCTTTGTTTGCCGTAGTGAGTGTAGCCATAGTGTTAAACAGTGACTCGCATCGCCGGTTAAGTCAACGCGATTTTGCGGGTCGTCGGTTCGTTATCGAGCAGCCAGTCAACTCCGGACAGGCTGGATATTGGACGAGTAGCTGCCCGAGTATAAAGCACCGCCCCGGTCGGCATGGAAACAACTTGCATCCTCGGAAACGTAAGGGTCGATTCGTCTAGCGGGTTCACCGCGAGGAAAACTCCCTTTGGATTCGCAATAAGTCCGAAGACAGAAATTCGTTCCACCCATCCCTGATAAAACGAAAAAATCTTTGACCTATCCGGTCGAATCGCGGCAATGGTTATCCATGCGCCTTTCACAAATGGTGACGTGGTGAAAATTTTCTGGTGCGCGGATTGATACGCAAGCTGAATCACTCCGCGAGTCGCGTCAGGAAAAGCTTCCATGTGCGGAAACTCTCCATTCGGCGAAGCGTCGTCAATCAGATTGTTATCAACGTGGCCGAGAAATTCGCGTTCCGTCCAATCGACTCTCAGCGCATCGCCCACTTCAGTCATGTGGATTGCGCGTATCAGGCCGGTTGAATCGCGGGAAATAAACGCCCAAATACTTCCGTCCACTGGATGCTGCGCAATCGCCGTGCCCGCAGGCGGAATAAAAGTCGGCTCAGTAAACGATACCGCCTGGATGGAAAATACTCCTGTGGGCGATAGATAAACAATGCCGATGAACGTGCTGCCCCATATCGAATAAACACCCGCAAAACCTCCGGACTTGAGTTTTATGAGTCCTTCGGGCCGGGCATTGTTGTCGCCGAATGTAAACGACGGACCACCAAGAACGTTGAGTTGTCCGTGGGTAACATTCAGGTCGAGAGACATCGTGACGAATTTTTTCTTCACGTTGTCATACGCATTGGACAGCGTCCCGTTGTATGGAAGTGTAAATGGAATGTCAGCTTGCCCGGAGATTCGGACCTGCTTGCCGGTGGGTCCCTGATAAATAAACGCTTCGGCACCTCCGTCGAAAGCAATCTGCTGTCGGGAAAAAAGAGCGCCGGGGGCTGCTTCGGACTCAACAACAGAAGACGAGGACGATCCAGTAGTCGCGCTGACTGTGGGCGAAAAGTTGCTGAATAAATCCAGACGTTGAGATACCAGCTTGTAGAAAAGTGTCGCGTTGGTCGGAAGCCCTGTGTCCACAAACGAAGTGCCGCACACGCTGGCGAGAATTTTCCAAGAACCGTTCGTAGCGTCGGCACGCCAGATACCGATAGTGTCTATCTGATCCGGAGGACTCGTCCACGTAAGACGAATAGAATTCTGACTAGCCGCGACTGCGGAAACATTAGAAGGAGGATTTAACGCCATAACACTTTCCTGGGTTAAAACACACTCTGCGAAATGCAGAGGACATTCAAACAGTGACGCGGATAGGTTTTACTGTAAACCTCTTTTTCACCGTGCGGTGAAAAGGTGGGTCTCGGTGAAACCCTCCGTCCTCGTCGAAGAAAACTGACCAAGGGTTTCCGGGAGGGTTGTCTTTCATACCGAAACAAAACTGGTGATTATTCGTCTTACCCACATACCGGACTTTTCCAGTGTCCGGGTCTTTCAAAACATAAATAAAAGTGCTCGTCCGCATCGATTAAATATTACCTTACGGGGATCGGACCCGCAAGGTAATATCGATTTTTTTTTTTTATTGACAATGG